AGCAGAATGTATGTTAGCAAATCTTTTAGATGGTGAACCTAAATCAACACTATTATCGCTATTAGGTAAAAGGTGTGGAGAAACAGTAACACTATTATTTCCAGCAAGTATTAAGTGACCACTTCTAGCATCTACATATGTACCACTAAAAGTAGGACCTCCTATTGTACCATCAGCTATAATAACATGACTACGAGCATCGTTAGTGGTATTTACCAATAACTTATTATCTACGACAGCGTTACGAGCAACATCAAGTTGTCCAAACGAACCAGTTGATGTTGATGAACCACTTATGTTATGTGTGACATCTACAGACCTAGCTTCTATTTGTCCAAGACCACCAAATCGTACTCTTTCATTTCCATCAACTTGAAAACTTAATTCAGAATGTGTTTGGTTATATCCATAATTAAAAACTGCACTTCCGTAAGAACCATTTGGACCGTATAATTGTATGTAAGAACCAGGACTTGATACTCTAGTAGAACCTTGTAGTCGTAATATACCATTATTAACTCCATCTTGAACTGAAATGGTGCTATTTGTAGCACTCGCACCACGAAGTTCTACCCTACCAAACGAACCAGTTGAGGTTGATGAACCACTTATGTTTCCACTTGCTTCTATGTTACCAGTTGCTTCTATGTTACCAGTTACATTTACCTTTTCGGTTGGTGTGAATTGGATAAGACTACCTGATACTTTAAATGTCTTATTTGCTGGTAATGTTATTTCTATACCATTACCATCATGTGTAAGATGAGTAACACCCAATCTTGAGAATGATTTATCATAACCACTAAAATCAATAGAGTTATTATTAGGATAAAAATTTCCACCAATACGATTTACACCTATTCCCAAATTAGTATTACCATCAGGATCATCTAAGGTATTTTGAGTAATTATAGTCCAATCACTACCATCCTGATATATGTTCGTATGAGCACTAGGATTAGTTGAGTTGTTTCTATCAATCCTAATACCTCTATTAATTCCACGAACATGAAGACCATAAACACTACCAGTAGCTGGATTAGCTAATATAGCAGTAGGTGGTGAACCTGAATATCCTTTTACAGATGAACCACTTATGGATAAAGAACCAGTAAACCGATGAGTGTCGTCTGATGGTGTGTCACCAAATATCGTAGAACCACTACTAAATGATTGTGTCATATGGGTAACGGAAGACGATACGATGTAGTTTTCAGCTATGATGTCGCCTTGAACAGTCAAGCTTCCTGTAACATCTAAATCCCCATGTACTAAACCATCTCCTTTTACATGAAGAGTAGAAAGTGGTGTTAGGGTGTTTATACCAACTCTACGAGTATATCCACTACCACCACCTACTTTTAGAATTGGACTATCTGTAGTTTGGTCTGCATAAATAGCAACATGTCTATCAGTAGCACTAGCATGATGTTCTACATTTGGACCGTACTGAGTCCACAATCTGTTATATACCCTACCAGTAGTATCGTGAAATCCTCGGATTCCTTGAGCTACTCTTATGTAACCATGAACATCAAGTTTGTAGTCAATATCTGTAGTACCGATACCAAGACCAGTAGTAGTAATTCTTACTCTTTCGGTATTAGATGTTTTAAAAATATGAGCATTAGTTCCTGAAGCATTGATATTGTAAAATGCACCAATTGAACCACCGACTATATCTAAGTAATTGTTAAGACTATTCTGTCTGTTTAATCTAATTTTAGATTGTTCACCAGTAGTTACTTGTAGACCTATATCTACACCATCAGCAACACCACCACCAAATTCAGAAGTTCCTACAATAACTTTACCAAACGAACCAGTTGAAACAGCTGAACCACTTACCTTTGTCCCATCATATGATATAAAAGTATTATTACTCTGTCCAACTCTTAAATTCCACATAACATCAAAGTTATAATAAGTCATCTTAACAAGGTTGTTATTGTTGACACCAATTCTCAGTTCGTTATCGGTAGTTTGATAGATACCAGTATTAGTATCGTACTCAAAAGCAATTGCTGGATTTGCTTGAGAACCTCTAGCTAAAATTAATTGAGTAGCTGAAGCACCAGTTGTATACGTTGTACCTACATTCATACCTTTCGTAAAGTATGACCTACCCGCAGATGTAACCTGACCAAAAGAACCTGTTGAGGTTGATGAACCACTTATTAATTGATTAGCACCTGAAAATACTACACTTCCAGAATCAGTAAGTTTCATTCTTTCAGTTGCACCACCAGAAGTAGTTGTTGTTTTAAAAATTATACCATAACCACTATTGTTCTCATTAGATATAATTAGGTTACCACCAGCACTAGTATTATAATGTGCTATTGTTTGGTCACCTGTATATTGTCCTTTTATATATAAACCATGACCATTTCCAGCACCAATCCATATACCACCTTGTACATAAAGAGATTCACCATTCCCACCTTTTGTGTAAACATTTCCTGCAAAATGATCAGTATTACCGACTTCGATGTATCTTGCTTGTAATATGATTCTACCATCACCTTGTGCACCTTTTACACCAAAATCTAAAGTTCCGTTTCCGTAACTTGTTGCGTGTGAATCAGTTCCAATTGTAGCAACACCAGCAGTAGCAAGAGAACCAAACGAACCAGTTGTTTGAGCTGAACCACTTATCTGAGTTGCACTTATCAATGCTATTCGTGTATTATTAGACATGAAATCATGATACCCAGCAGTCTCACTTGTACTCGCTTTATATCTTATAGAATTAGAATATGCTAAAAATCTAGCAGCAGTAGCTGAACCATATTTTAGAGTCAATTGAGCAACAGGAAAACTCGTACTATTATAATTGTAAAGACTAGCAAACTCAACATCATCAGATGTTTTCATCCTAAAACCAGCACTATTTGCATTGGTAGATTGATTAATCGTTAACCTATCCTTTACCTCTGTCTTACCACCATTACTTCCAGTAACAAACATCAAATTTGTAGAGCCAGAAACCACATTAAAACTTGTATCTGGTCTTCTTAGTAGATTTACAATGTTGTTGGTTGAAGCTAGTGAACCACCAGTTATTTGTATCGTTGTACCATTTAATTGTAAGAAAGGTAATGATTCAGATTGTCTATAAATTCTATTTGCATTTCCTACAACTATTCCACCAAAGACCGAATAAGATGAAGCGTTAATATTTCCTGTAACATCTAATTCGTATGTTGAATCTAAACTTGTTTGACCTATAGCAATTCTATCAGAGAATACAGCAGTTGAACTTAAGGTGTGACCAAACGAACCAGTTGAAGTGGATGATCCTGATATAAACATACCCATTATTTGTTTTTCCTATTCATATCTTTTATATAAATATTCTCTTGACGGAGTTCATCTACTTCTTGTTTTAGTTCTTTTATTGCTTCTAACAATACAGCAGTCATTCTACCATACGACATAGCAGATACCTTACCATCCTCATCTTTACTTACCAACTCAGGAAATATTTCTTCTACTTCTTCAGCAATCATACCGATACTTGGTTGTTTATTTTTCTTTAGATTATAACTAACTCCTCGTAACTTTGTAATCTTATCTAAAGGACTTTCTAAAGTTTCTATATTAGTTTTGATTCTCATCGTTGATGCTTCTGTAATAGTTCCATCAAGAGATAAGTCTCCGTTAATCTCAACATTACCACTTGTATCTACGGTAAGAGAGTTAGAACTGGCATCACCTATATCGTTTAGACCAGGTGCAATATGAAACTTACTATCATTTTTTACACCTATTGAATAAGCTTGAGAACTTGGACCAGCAAAGTAAATACCAGCTCCTAAAGCTTGACCACTTCCAACCGCTATCATCGTTCTTTGAGCAGTAGATGAGGTTGTCTTTCTTGACTTAAATCTTGCAGCATAAGTTTGAGCTGCTTCTATGTTCAACATATAACTTGAGTTACCAGGTGCAACTCCTATACCAACACTATCATCAAAGAAACCAGCACCAAACGAACCAGTTGAGGTTATTGAACCACTTACATTACCCGTTACAGTTAGATTGTCATTAACTTTTACATCACCACTATCGTTACTAATGTTTGACCTTACAATAAAATTGGTAGGTATCATGTATACATTACCACCAGCACCATTAATGTTAGGACCACCACCAGCTAATGTTATTCCACCAGTTATACTGATATTACCAGTTCCTGTAATATCATTACCATTTAAATCTAAGTCACCACCAAGTTGAGGAGTAGTATCTTCAACTACATTACCTAAACCACCAGTAGATATTCCTGTTAGTTGAGAACCATCACCGATAAAAGTTCCAAACGAAGCAGTTGAAGTTGATGAACCACTTAGGTTTGCACCATCTCTCATCAACTCCACACTACCACTAAGGTTTATGTAGACAGCATCTTTAGGACCATTTACCGTATGTTGATGTGTAGCAGTTCTAAATAGTATCCCACCTCTTGAATGACCATCACCAGCAGCTCTTGATTGTAAATGTATCTCAGCTGATTTTACACCTGAACTGTAAGCGGTAAGTTTCGCTACATGATTTTCTTGAAAAATATCAAACCCTTCAGATGTATTTCCAAATACTAATTGTTTTGCTACTCTACTATTTCCTGCATTATAGTTATACCCAAAAGAACCAGTTGAAGTTAATGAACCACTTAT